CTTGGTGATTTTGATGCTATCATTCAAAGATTAGACAAGCAAGGTTCTATTGAAGAGAATGTTCTTTTTGTGAATCGTGAGTTTGGATTTGATATTGACGATATGTTAGCTGCTCAAAATGCAGGATATGCAGGTGGTACTTCATTTGGTCTTTTTGACAATGATGAAGAAATGGCTTTAAACTTAGGATTCTCTGGATTCCGAAGAGGTTATGACTTCTACAAAACAGACTGGAAATACTTAAACGATCCAACTATGCGTGGTGATATTGTAGGTGGTGCTGTAAACGGAGTATTAGTTCCAGCAGGTTCTACTACAGTTTACGATCAAGTTCTTGGCAAAAATGCTAAGAGACCATTCTTACACGTTCGTTATAGAGCTTCAGAAACTGAAGACAGACGTTATAAGACTTGGATTACAGGTTCAGCAGGTGGAGCTTCTACTTCTAGCTTAGATGCTATGGAAGTAAACTTCTTATCTGAAAGAGCTTTATGTACTTTAGGTGCTAACAACTTCTTTATCTTTAAATAGATAAAGGATTAATTAAAGAGGGTAGGTCAGCTGCAACCTGACTTACTCTCTTTTATATTTATTAAATTTAAATTATATCAAATGAAAAAAAACAAAGAGGCTTTTGTTGACAAAAGCTACAAACTCACCAGAGACAAAGCTCCATTGAGCTACACAATTCCATCAAGAAATACTAAAAGAAGTAGTTTACTTTATTTTGACGAAGAAACTGGACAAAACAGATCTATGCGATATGCTAAGAATCAAAAAACTATTTTTGAAGATGAGCAAGATGGAAATGTTCTTTTAGAACCAATTATTTTTGAAGATGGATTTTTAAGAGTTCCAAAACAAAACCAAATTTTACAAAAATTTCTAGCACATCATCCTGGAAATGGAAATGATTTTATTGAAGTTGATAAAGAAAAAGACGCTAGTGTAGATGTAGATAGCATGGATTTAGCTTTAGACGCAATGATTGCAGCTAAAGAATTAGATATTGAAATGTTAGAAACAATAGCTAGAGTAGTAATGGGCGTGAAAGTAGATAGAATGACATCTGCAGAATTAAAGCGTGATGTTAGATTGTTTGCGAGTAGATATCCTGAGGATTTTTTAGAGTCTATTAACGACCCTTTATTATCTCTTCAAAACAAATGTTCTAAATTTTTTAGCGAAGGTTTATTATTGTTAAAAAATAAAAAAGATGTTTATTATAACTTAAAAGGAAACAAAAAGAAATTACTTACAGTTCCTTATGGTGAAGATCCTTTATTTATTTTAGCATCATTTCTTCAAAGTGATGAAGGCTTAGAAGTTCTAAGAATATTAGAAGATAAAATAGATTAAAAACAAACCTAAATAGGTGTTAAACAAGAAGAGGCTTTCAGAAATGAGGCCTCTTTTTTTTTTGTATCTTTGTTCAAAGAAAAATAAAGAATGGCATCATTAATAAATACAGTCAGAGCAACTGTTCTTTCTATTGTAAATAAAAATAATTTTGGATATATTACTCCAAATGATTTCAACCTATACGCAAAACAAGCACAGTTAGATTTATTTGAAGATTACTTCTATCAATATAATTCACAGATAGTAAAACAAAACAAAAGAATTTCTGGAAGCGAATATGCTGATCTAGTAAAAGGTTTAATTGAAGTAATAGATAGTTTTTCTTCTACTAAAGGATTAATTAATGTAGGTATAAATTTATTTGATTTACCTAATGATTACTATTTAATAGATAAAATAAACTATTATCCAAATATCACAGCAACAGGTACATTAACTTTTGGTTCGATAGGAAACACTTTAATAGATACTTCTGCAAATTTTGTATCTGGAGGTCAAGTAGCTGCAGGTCAGTTAATAGTAAATACTACAGGAGGAGAGTTATATTCTGGAGGAAGTGCTTTTGTAGTAAGTGTAGATAGTGAGACTCAATTGACAATATCAACTAATGATTTTTTTACAGGAGGATATGTAGGTTCTTCTTATTCTATTTCAAGTACAAAAGGAATAAAAGAAATAGAAAGAGTTTCTCAAAATAAAATATTTTATTTAAACTCTTCACATCTTACATCTCCAAGTTTAATGTATCCAGCTTATGTTTTAGGTGGTGCAAATAATATAAATACAGGAAACACGATTACAGTTTATCCTGAATCAATAAACAACACAGGCACAGTTGTTTCTCAATATGTAAGATACCCCAATGATCCTAATTGGACATATGCTCAATTCCCTGGAGGTGAGCCATCGTTTGATGAGACAGCTGCGGATTACCAAGATTTTGAGCTACCTGCTTCAGATGAGACAAACTTGATAAACAAAATACTTCAGTATGCAGGGGTTTCAGTTAGAGAGATGGATGTAGCTAAATTTGGGAAAGTAGAAGAACAGGAAGCAAATAACCAAGAAGGACAATAATTATGGCATATATAAACGATTATACTTACTACGAGAATACAGGAAACCCAAACACAGAAGATGAGAATTGGGGTTCATATCAATATATACCATTAGAGGATATTGTAAACAACTTCATGTTGATGTATGTTGGTAACGATAAACTTATAAATAATGTTGAAAGATATAATATACTTTTTCACGCAAAAAGAGCTATACAAGAATTAAATTACGATTCTTTAAAAGAAATAAAAATACTTGAATTACAAGTATGTGACACATTAAGATTTGTGTTGCCTTCTGATTATGTAAATTGGGTAAGAATATCTTTGTACAAGAATGGTACACTAATGCCTCTTAGTGAAAATATTCAAACAAATTGGAGTGATGCTTATTTGCAGGACAATAATTGTAGAATATTATTTGATCATGATGGGAATATACTTAAACCTTCTACTTCTACAATAGATTTACAAAGAATTACAGGAGGTAAAAAATCAATATATTTAAACCAGCAAAGCCCTTATAACGGACAAGAAGGTTATTTTTCTAACGGTGTATGGTATTTTGAATATCCAATAGGTGGAAGATATGGACTTAACACAGAGACTGCTAATCAAAACCCTACGTTTAGTATAAATAAATCAGGTGGAGTTATTAATTTCAGCTCAGACATGGCAGATGAGCTTTGTGTTTTGGAATATGTTTCAGATGGAATGGAAAAAGGAGATGACTCTTTAATTAGTGTAAATAAACTGTTTGAAGAATTTGTTTACGCATATATGAGATACACAATATTAAACAATAAGATTGGAGTTCAAGAATATATAGTAACTAGACTTAAAAAAGAAAAATCAGCTCTTTTAAGAAATGCAAAATTAAGATTAAGCAATATACACCCTAGTAGATTATTAATGAATTTAAGGGGTCAAAATAAATGGATAAAATAATATGCCTAATATTTCAAAAAATTTCATAAAAGGGAGAATGAATAAAAGTGTTGATGAGCGCCTTGTACCTCAAGGTGAATACATTGATGCTTTAAATGTTAGATTGGGTTCTACAGAAGGCACTGAAATAGGAGCTGTTGAAAATTCAAAAGGTAACGATTTAATTGCTCAACTTAATTTTAATGGTCAGCCATTAAGTTCTGGTGCTAAATGTATTGGAGCTTATGAAGATGGGGCAAATGAAACAATATATTGGTTTGTTAGTGATGAATCTAACCCTGTTTCTTCAACAGGTAAAGTAGATTTAATAACATCATATAATACAAGAACATTTGTTTTAGATTATCATGTAATTTCTACTTCAATTTTAAATTTTGACAAAGACTTTTTAGTTAATGGAATAAACTTAATAGGTGAATTTTTATTTTTTACAGACAACTTAAATGCTCCTAGAAAGATAAATGTTGAAAGAACTTATCTAAATCCAGACCCTGGTACAACAATTGACCAAATAACAGAGCAAGATATTGGAGTTATTGTCGCTCCACCATTAAACGCACCTGAAATAGAACAATTTCAAATAGGTGGGGGAGAGAACTTTATGGAGGAAATACTACTTAGTTTTGCCTATAGATGGCAATATGAAGATGGTGAGTACTCAGCGATGTCTCCATTTAGCGAATATGCTTTTACACCTGGTCCTTTTCGATTTGATTATAGCAATTATAATCAAGAAGGGATGAGAAATATATTTAATTCAGTAAAAGTAACTTTTGACACTGGAGGTAGAAATGTAAAAGATTTAGATGTTTTATTTAAATTTAGCACTAGTCAAAGCATAAATGTTGTTGAAAGATTTAATAAAGAAAATGAGGGTTGGTTAGACAGTACAGATCAAACAATAACTTTTACAAATCAAAAAATATTCACAACATTACCTGAAGCTCAATTATTAAGATTGTTTGACAATGTTCCTAGAGTTGCTCAAGCACAAACTATTATGGGAAATAGATTGATGTACGGTAATTACATTGATGGTTACGACATAGTCGATAAAGATGGAGCTTCTATTTACCTTGATTATGATTTACAACTTATATCTGAGCTTCAAGAATCTGATAGTATAGCAGGAGATAGAGAAGGTTTTCAATACACTATTGACGGAGCTGTTAATGTTGTAAATTCAAAAGTATCAATTGATTTTGGAGGCGATAATATACAGTTAGTTGAAGGAGCGCAAATTGGAATTGATTTTGATTACAATGGATCTGTTTATAGTGGAGACCCATCATATGACGATCAAAGTCAACCAGAGAACATTTTTCAATATAATTTCATATTTAATCTTCAAACAGATTTTGGTAGCGTTCATGAAATGGCTACTAGCCCAGAATTTATTAATGCTGTTAGTTCTTTTATTCCTATAGCTAATAACACTTGTATTCCTATTTCAGGAGGAACAGAAACAGGAACGTCTGTTACTGATTCGTTTATTTGTTCGTCAGTAGCTAAACAAAACTGGGAAAAAGTTGGTTTTGGAATAAGTGGAACACCTCAGGGGTTTATTATTGAATCTTCTTTTGGAAGTGATGTAATTTCATTTATTGCGCCTGCATTAAAATTTGAAGAATATGACCAAACAGTACAGCCTCCAGCTCCATTAGGAAATTTTGCTTATGAATATATAAGCTGTGTTTCTGCAGAAGGTTTTTATGCATTAGATGGATCAAAGCAAAGTTTACACAGTAACAGAGATTATGAAATAGGTGTTGTATATATGGATGACTATGGAAGAAGTAGTACTGCCCTAGTTGATAGAGATAATACTATTTTTATTCCCTGCTTTAATTCAGTTGACAAAAACAGTATTAGGGTTCAAATGAATAGCTACCCTCCTTATTGGGCTACAAAATATAAATTCGTAATTAAAGAGTCTAAGGGACTTTACAGAACAATATACAGCAATATATTCTTTAGAGAAGAAGAGACAGGAGACGCTTACTATTTGCTTCAGGGAGACAATAGGGACAAGGTAAAAGATAACGATGTGTTATACATCAAAGCAGATACAAATGGCCCTGTTTTAAATTGCGCTACAACAAAAGTTTTAGGTTTTGGATCTGAGGCTAAAGATTTTCTTTGTGAAAAAAATATTGACGGAGATATTTTGCCAGGATCA